GGCACTCGCTCGTATCGCAACACTAGAAGGATAAATAAAATGACAGACAGAACAGACACACAAAAATCGCAAGACTACACAGCAATGGGTCACTCAATAGACCTTATTACTGCTGTAATAGCTGGTAACAGTATGGCTGATGAAGCAAAAGAAGAAAGACAAGGTTGTGTAGACAGAAATGTAGCGCACCTTGAGCTGATGAAAGCTAAGTCGGATTGGGGTAGCGAGTCTATGACAGCAACTACCAATGCAATTACAGCAGGTAAAGGTTACACTGCATCCTAATGAAGAAAAGTTTTTTAGTAATAAGCTGGTTATTTGTAGCACTATTATTTTTAATAGTGTTAGTTCCTTTAGCATATGCCGCTGATACTAATACTGTTACATCAACAGTAGTTACTTCAGTAGATAAAACTCCACCTACTGCTAACTCACCTAGTGTAGTAGTTAATAACTCTGACATATGTAGGTCTGGTTATTCTGGCTCTGTGCAATCTTTAAGAATTGGTATTAGCTCTGGGCAAACAACAGTAGATTTAAACTGTGAAAGAATAAAACTGGCTAGGTCACTTTATGGCATGGGTATGAAAGTAGCTAGTGTTGCATTATTGTCACAAGACCCAAGAGTGTTTGATGCTATGTGGTTTGCTGGCACTTTTCCTCCATACAAAGGGTTGATTGGGCTTGATGCTAAAGAAGCATGGGAGAATGATGTAGCTCAAATACCAGATGGTGCTGAAATGAAAGTTATTTTAGCTAAAGAACAGAGGGCAAGACTTAGAATAAAAAGAGCAGCAGAGTTAGAAAGAGAACAGCAAGAGCTTTTACACGCACAAGAAGAAGGTAGAAAAAAAGCTAAAGAGTTCTTTAAAAAATTATTTAATCCAAAAAAATGAAACAGTTAATCCCATTACTTTTCTTAGCTAGTCCACTACTAGCAGATAGTAATGAGGTTGCTATAGATCCATGCCCATCAGGGGTTGTTGGTTTATGCACTCCATCAGAAACTTCTGTAATAATAGATACTCTAATCGAGGAAGAAATTATTCAAGAACCTGATGGTATTACTACTATTATTACTACTACTGAGACAGTAGAAACCACAATAGTAACTAATGTTGACAGTGGTGATATACTTCATAGCGACTCAGAGTTCGTAGAAGAGCGGTACGAGGGCGATATGGATAAAGACTGGGGTGGGCAAGGGCCAGCTAGTATGCCCACTGGTGAAGCTTGTAGGGGGATAGAAGACTCAGGCAGATGTGCTGGTATAAACGGAACAGGGTCATTCACAACAAAACAAGGTGTTAAAAATGTTGGTACTACTTATGTCCAAACCATTACTCCTCCTAGTAGTCTTACTAATCCTGTAACTAAGGGAGGTAGAACTACTTACTCTATAGATGTAGATAAGAACGATAAAGAAGATAGTGTTTACATACACATCACAGGTAACAATGAAGATGGTGTTGCTTTCTCTGGTACTGATATACTCTCAGCTAGTGGTGTTGAGTCAGGGTTTCAAACATATACTGGTGGGTTTGATTTCTCAGGTAGTTTAACTTCTATGACTGTTGAGATTGGTGGTAGAAATCTAGGTGTGTCAATGAACTATGCGCTGTTTGATAACGTAAGTATTAATGTTATCTACAATGCTATCCAAACTATTATTGATTACCATGTAACTACAATGGAATTGTTTGTAGCTCTTGATGTTACAATAGATGATACAGTCATTGAGGTAATAGAAAACATACTAGATAACAATGACATTACTGTCACACCAGAAGGTGAGATAGAAATAATACCTATAGACTTACCAGATGTAGAGGTTAACTATGAAAGTGTTGAGCTTGAAATAGATGTAAGCATAGAAGAATTTGATGTACCAGAAGTAGAAAGCTTTGACACTGTAGAAGCAGAGGTAGAGATAGAAGTTGTTGAAGTCTCTATGGAAGTAGAAGAGGTAGAGGTTGCAGAGGTTAAGCTAAAACCTAAACCAAAAGCTGAGCCGCAACCAGAATCTGAACCAGAGCCAGAGGAAACGGTAGAGAATGTACAAAAAGAAACTAAACAAGAAGAGCCAGAACCTAACAAAGAACCAGAAGAAAATCAGGAAGAAGCAAAGAGCGAAGACCAAGATTCTAAGCAGGACGCTAAAGTGGAAAAGAGTAACACTGTAAAAGATAAACAACAGACAGCCGCCAAAAAAATTCTAACTAAGATGGGTGACAAAGGTAAGTATGATAATACTAACCAGATAAAAACCCTATTAGTAATGCAAGTTCTAGGTAACACTAAGTCTTTCTTTGATAATCAGCAAGTAATACAGGATACTCAAGGGTTCTTTCCTACTACTACAATTAAAGACACAGAGATTTTAGATAATGGTTTGGCTTCTTTTGTTATGTTTGGTGGAAGCAATGCTAAAATGGATAGATTAATAGATACTCAGTACGATAGGAGAGTCACATGGCAGAAGTAGAATACAAGGGAATTAAAGTAGGTGGCTCAAAGTTATTACTTATTGTTCCGCTGCTTGGTACATTGATTGGTGGTTTGTGGGGTGGCTTTGAAGTTTACCAACGTTATCTTAACATGGAATCTAAGATAGCTAAGTTTGTTAGTCCTGATCTTAGCCACATAGATAACCACATTACTATGGTACACAATGAGTTAGAGATTATAGCTACTGAGTTTAATAATTTAAAAGAAGCTGATGATCTAATGAACCAAGTAGTTAGAGAGCAGGTCAATAGTATTAAAGATATTGTAGCTACACTACAAACAGATGTGTATGATTTGAAGATGGAGCTAAAAGAAGATATGACTTTGATTAACTCACAGCTAGAATCCCAGCTAGATAAACAAGCTACTGAGTTAAGAGATGTAGAAAATTCTGTTGAGTCACAGCTAGATAAACAAACAGACAACTTAGATAAACAAGAGCAGCGCAATAGGAAATCAGTTGAGGATGTTAACACTGCAAGCGCAGCTAATGTTAAAACAATCAGAGATATTATCAGTGCATTTGAAATTAGAATTGATGCAAAGGTAGATAGGCTTGATGAAAAAATAGATACACTTGAAACTAATTTAGACAATAAAATTATGAAGGCACTTAACAATCCATTGGTAGGAAATTAGCATGACTTGCAAATGTAATGGTAAATGTATATGCAAAGACACATGTGCTTGCACAGACAAGTGTATTTGTAAGGAACGTAAGTGACACCCAAACAACAAGAAGCACTCGATGCTGTTGTTAAATACGGAAGTCAAGTCAAAGCGGCAAAGGCTTTGGGTATTAGTCGCTCTGCTTTAAGGCACAGAATTAATTCAGCAAAGAAATATGAAGAAGCTGATGATGGTATTAAATATGCTATGACTGAAACAGGTATGGCTAACATAAATGCTGTGCATTCTGGTTGGATTAAGACTGATGATGTTAGTTTATATTTTAGAAATGAAATAGATAAGATTGATACCAATGACATAGCGGAATCAATACGCGATATAATAAATGGTATTGTTCTTTGCCCAATAATAAAATCCCCAGGCTTTTCTGAGGACAACTTACTTACACTCTACCCTATAGCTGATGCACACATAGGTATGAGAGCGCACGCTGAAGAGACAGGTGCTGAGTATAACTCTGACATTGCAGTAGATAGAATTAAAACTGGTATGGCTAAGTGTGTATCTAGCTCACCTAATTCTAAGTACGCTTTAATATTAGATGTTGGTGATTTAACCCACGCTGATGACAACAACGCACAAACTCCTAGAAGTAAACATCCACTCGATGTATCTGAAAGATTTTTTTATGCACTGAGGTGTGCAATATCTGCGTTGGCATCTGCGATTGATTGTGCGTTGCAAAAACATGAGCAAGTAATATGCAGGGTATTGCGTGGTAATCACAACGAGACTTCTTATTTGGCTGTGATGTTTGCAATGGCAGAGCGTTACAAAAATAATACTAGAGTGACTGTGGAACAAACCGCTGCTGATTTCTTCGTGCATGAGTTTGGAAGTGTCATGATTGCCGCGCACCACGGAGACAAAGCAAAAGCAGATAGGCTTGTGTTGCATATGGCTGATGCTTGGCCTGAGATATGGGGCAGAACTAAACATAGATTTTATTTTACTGGACATCTACACCACACAATGATGCGTGAGATAGGTGGCGTACTTGTTGAGCAACTCAGGGCTGTAACAGGTAAAGACTCCTATGCTTCTAGCCATGCTTACAGCAGTAGGTCACAGATGCAGGGCATTACATATCATAAACAAGAGGGTGAAGTTAGTCGTATAAAGGTTTGTTTATAATGTGGATTATGGCTATGGTGTATTGTGCTACGTTTGCTACTGGTGAGATGTGTCGTGCTTGGGTTCCACCTGTTGCTGAGTCAAGCAGAGAGAAATGTGAAGCTAACATTAAGACTGCTGTGTATTCTATGGCTAATGCTATTGAAAAAAAAGATGGTGATTTATTTTTTATAGACTGCCAGTGTATTAAAGTCAGAGAAGAATTTAAATATCAATAGAATTTTTTCTTATTCTTTCTAGTTCATCATTAAGTATAAGAACTAGGTTAACTAAGTCACCTACTTCTCGACCTAACTTAACTAAGAACTTGTCGCTTGTTATTACTCTGTCGTATGGAAAGCCATTGTTAGCTACGTTGGCTTTATCCATTCGTCTTAAAAATTTTTCTATTGTAAGGTCAGTCATTGTTTTATCTTATACCCTGAGTATGGATAGAAATCTCTTATAATTCTTTTAACTCTTTCAACTTTATTATCTCTAATTAATTTCTGAATAATATTTCTAGCGTGATCAGGTTTAGATAAGTTCATTTTCTCTGCTAATTGTAAAGCATTTATTACACCAGCATTTTTTATTATTTGATACGCTTGTGCTTTCTGATTGTTTAATTTGTTTGTTGCTTGATAAACTTTAAACTCTGGCAACCTACCTACTTGACCCATAGCAATAGCTGATTCTTTTAGTAGCTTACCATATAATATTTCTTGTTCGACTGATATTTTAAATTGTTGTTGTGTTGCTTTCATTATCTTTCTCCATTAGTTTTTCAAATTCTTCGCCACTTAGTATTACAAGTGTCTGTGGTTTACCAGTTTTTCTTTTGTAAAATGCTATGTCTCTTCCTGTTAGCACTGTGAATGGGCTAGGGAAACTGGACTTATCCCTGTACTTTACTTCTCCCACCAGTTTTCTTCCGTTGATGTTGAGGTGGATGTCACCTGAGTATTCTCCTCCGAGCGCACCGCTGAGTGGTACTCTCTTGGCTTCGATGCCAATTTTTGTAAGCCATTTGACGAACCAGTTTTCGTGGTAAGTTCCTTTAAGTTTATTTTTGTTTGCCATGTATCCCTCTGATAGCAGTCTAAACATATAATGTAATGTCTTACTGGTTCTATGTTAGCTAGTATTGCTACAAATAAATCTGAATCAACATTACAAGCTTCACATATTGCTGACTCTTGCCTTAGTTTCTTTGAAGTTGATCGTGATCTCACAGCCAAGAGCGTCTAACCAACACGTAAACAAGAAGCCTGATGGCACTCGCTTGTGTTGCTCCCACTTATGAATGAGTGATGAAGCACACCCAATCCTATCTGCAAGTTCTTCTTGTGATATACCAAGTGTGCTTCGATGATCAACCATCTGCTCGATAAGTTTTTCATACGACCCTGTAACATAAGTCTCATCTTTATAATTCGGAAACCTTTTTATCTTTGATCTCACTTGCNAATGCTAGNTATCCTATAGCATCTACGATAGAGTCTTCTTTGTACCCACCGCTTGATATCCTAGCTAGTTTCATTTGTGCTAACATAATAGGTACTTGCCACGTTTGTACAGTATGATCAAGTACCTCTGACCAAGCTCTTGCAATCATTAGCATATTAATATGAGGATCTCCGTACTGATTGTTTCTATCTTGACTAATTAATTGGTTGGCTTCGTGTAATACTTTGTCTCTGCGTGTCATAAATATTGGTTCAGCTTTCATTGTTATCTTCCTCTTCTTTAAAATAAATTCTTTCTTCTTCGTCTATTAATTTTTCTTCTAATAAAATTAGTAAAGCTAGCAACTCATCTCCTCTGTTTCTAACTCCTGTTCTATTTTTTTCTACTGCGTCTAGCTGTATAATACTAGCTACTCGTTTGAGCCTGTCAATTACTTGTTGAGAAGAAGTCATTTATATTTCTCCAAAGTAAAGAAGTCTAAGAAACTTTCAGTAATAGTAGGTTTTTCTTGATAATCTTCACCATAATTTTCATGAAACCAATGAGCAAATTTATGAATATCTATTTCTTTTGGCTTTGGTTTTAAAGTGTATAACACATACTTTAATTCACTATTAGTTAAACATAAGTACTTAGCTATATCTTTATTAGGTATTTCACCGCTAAATGCTAAGAAATGTGCTTCTCTAACTAAACTATCTGGGTATTTCTTTTTCATTTGTTCCTCCGTTTGATGTGTGGGTAATTAAGTAGCTACTTAAAAACCCACAGCTTGTGGTCTATTTAATACGATTAATTAACACACGACAATTAGAATGGTATATCGTCATCCAACTCTTGTGGTGTATTAAGTTTTTGTGATGATAAGTTTGTATTTTTTTCTTGGATACTAAGAGTTATATATTTTTTACCATCTTTATTTTTCTTCCAACCTGACACACGCATATCTTTATTAGTAGCGTAGTCATCAATGTTACCGCTGTAATCAGGTTTGTTTTCATTGTCACCTTTATCATTGTTAAACATAGCTCCAACTTTTTGATACAGTTTCATTATGTTCTGACCTGCTTGGGTTTTATCGGTAACAATAATAAAATCTCTATCATTACCTTCTAAATTTACTGGGCCTTGGAGTATCATCTTCATATCATCCCTTGGTTTAAATACTGCTCCGCTATTAGTGTTGTCATATTCAGTCATGGTTTACTCCTTGTTGTTGTACTGAAAACATTTGTCTTATTGCCGCTCGAATTATCATGCCTTTAGATTCTCCGATTGTGTCTGCTTGTGCTTGCACTGCGTCAAGCATTGCCTGCGGTAGAGATAGATTAATCGCTACCATTTTCTTATTGTCTGCTTGAGGTCTACCAACCTGCGTCATTAGCTTTTCCTTTCTCATTTTGTGTATATTTATTTCCATCAAATTTACCTAAGAATACATCTGCATTAAATCCTAGGTGTGATATTGCTTTTGTTAAGCCATCAGTAATAGCTTTCTTTGGTGCATCATCATCAAGCTTATCTTTTTTTGCATCGTATAATAATTTACATCCATTGAATGGACCGAATATATTTTTCTCATCTGCATGTGTCCATACTGATACACCTGATACCACAACTACATCTTTATTAGGTAAATGAATATATTCTGTTGTTGAGTTCCAACCCCAACCTACACCCACTACCCCAAACTGTTCAGTAACATTTCTTATTTGATAATGAGCATCAATAGCTGTAAATCCACGACCAAAATCTACTTTTTTAGTGTATGCTTTATCAGTCTTGTTTACCTTATTCCATAGTTCCATATTATCCATAGTCTTCTCCTCTGTTTATGTCTGGTTCCTCATCTCTTGCAACATATCCCCAGAACTCTTTGATCATATCTAATACTGTTGCGGTATAACTTTCATTGTATGGAACTATCATCCAATCCCATTTAAGATTACCAAAGATAACAGAGAGATAACAATTATCTGCTTCTGCTAACCACATATACAATTGCATTTGTGCTTGATAATACTCTGATACTTTTTTCATATTATTAAAAGCATTAGTATGTTTAGCTTCAATAATATTACAACTAGTATCTAATGTGCTTAGTAAAACCTCACCATCAATCGTTCCTTCTATTGGGACGCCATCTAAATCTTTTTTAATTTTTAATTGTTTGTTAGTAATTAAATGATTTTCTTCACGCTCAAACCAAGAGAGATTTAAATCCTCTGTAAGTATGCCAATCTGTACTGGTAGTACATGATCTAAATTGTCTGGTTCAATGCGACCTGTTTTAATCTTCCATAATTCTAGCCACTCTCCACGCATAATCTTAACTGCATCAGAGCCACCAATAAAACCTTTTCTTTCCATAATATCCTCCATATTATATATTATTATTACATAGTATAAGCAGTTGCAAGGGTTGTCATACGTTAATTAATCATCTTTATAGGCGTATATTTAGTTCCAAAACAGGGGGGGTTATGGAACTATTTTTAAGCCAAGAGATGCGGCTATCTTTTTACGCTCCTCAATAGTTGGTAATTCTTTTTCTGGTTCTGGTTCTTTAGGTATTGGTTTAACTCTTGGTCTGTTTCTTATAATGATCTGCCTTATGTGTCCTTCATTGGGTGCAATCTTTGGGCTTTGAGAAATGTATTGAGCAATAGCTTTTGTTATTTCCTCTTGGCTATAGTCTTGCAATGCATCGCACCAAGACAACATGAATGCTTTATAAACTTCTGGTTGCATGTAATTCATAAAAAACTTTTGTCTCATTACTGCTATTTGTATTGCAATCCATTTGCGGTGAGCTTTTAATTCATCTTGCTCCATATTAAATCCACTTGTTTTAATTTGTTTTGTTTGTATATTGCAGAGAGATGTAAGTTAACAATGCGTTTCTCCCTGTTCGTAGATTGTGACCCCTGCTTAGTTCCTCCATTCTAAGCAGGGCTTTCGCTAAATGTTTAAGCTTTTGTGTATTCAGCAACGCGCTTACCATTACCTACTTCAACCATTTCTTTTATAAAAACATAGCCACTTTTTCTTAGATCATACATGCGTGATGCTAATCTTAAGCAACCATATAATTGCAACGCTTCAAATGCAGTGATCGAATTGCCTTCATCAAGATGTTTTCTTATCTGTTTTGTTTGTGAATCTGTCATCATACCCTCATACTACATTCATCAAAATCTGTTCCTAGTTCTTGTCTCCATTCCCAGTAGTCATCTATTGCCATCTCTTCTAAGCGAGCAAAAATAATAAGCATTTTATTTTCATCAAGCACATTGTCCATAGCCGCATAAATTAGCTCATCAGTAACAAACTTTTTAGTTTCGTCTATTGCATGCGCTCCGAATGATATCATAGTAAGTTCTGGGTCTTCCTCTACCTCTCTGTAATGGTAGTTCATACGCCCATCATCATCTAATCGAAACATAGCTTCGTATGCTGTGTTATCTTTGTTAAAGTATGCAGAGAATGTCTTATCTTGTGTGCGTACAGGATCGGGTGACCCTGTTAACACTTGGTTTAGTTTCTCTAGTCCTTCTATCATAAGTTCCTCCATGTTACTCATTGTACAATCCTTCTCTCTCTGCTTTTGCTTCCCAGTTTTTTAATGCTCTTTTCTTAAACTTGTCAGCGTCAAAGTTAGGGTTTGTTTTTGCTAATGAATTAGTTATGGTTTCAACATCGGTAGCCCACCCCAACAAAGGGGCGAACTCATCCGCTATAAATTCAAAGTGTTTTCTTGTTAGTTTCATTTGAAATCCTCCCTGTCAAAAGTATAAGTTCCTTTTGAACTGCAATAACTTATTACTTCTTGAGTTAATACATGGTAATAAGTTTCCTCTATAGTATCGTCTATAGTTCCTTCTTCAACGCCTTTTAAGTGTGCTAATTCAGCTTCTTTAGTTATATTCATTTGATAACCTCCATTTGCTATAACATATTATTAACACCTTTTTAAGGTGGTGACAAGCATTATTATAGTTTCATAGAATCGACAAGTAACATTTAATTAGCCTGAACTTAAAGAAAGGGTGTTGACAAGCTCTTTTTCTATGCTCTATGAATGGGGGGGATTACAGGGGGGGACTACTCGAAACAACAAAACATATTAATAAAATATATATCGCAGTTTCGATACTATAAACCTCGAAGAGCAAAGAATGGATAACAGAAAACTTACAGACAAACAAACAGCACTTGTTGACACCATCGTAGCAACAGGGTGCTCTATCACTCATGGCGCAAAGGTTGCAGGATACGCCAAGGGTGAAAGTGGCAGAGTTACTGCTAGCAAGGCTCTGAAGCTTCCACATGTGCAAGAGTATATGATGAGACAGATACAAGAAACAATCGGTATCAATGCTACGAAAGCTGTACAACAGGTTGCCAAGCTAGCAACAGGGGCTAAATCTGAGTATGTACAGCTAGAAGCTAGCAAAGATATATTAGACAGGGCTGGATATAAACCAATAGACAGGGCGCAGGTACAGGTGGCTGGGGATATAAGGGTCAGCATAGATCTAGGCTAGCGGAGGAGCGAGACGCAAGGATCGAGCGAGGAAGCGGAAATTGCTGTCGCAATTACAGTCATACTGGCTACGTGTATAACCCCAAGGGGGGGTCAAAAACTACGCACTCAGTTACTGTAATGGTCTACAACAAACATTATTCTTGAAAAAAGCTCGATGTATGCTAGAAGCAATTATATTTTTAATCGTAGGAGGTATTTTAATGGGTGGTGTTTATGAAAACTTTACATTTAAACCTTCTGCGTACACAAGAAGAGATCAGCCAATAGGTAAAGATGTTACTGATGATGCCTATTCTAATTTAGATGCCTTATTATCTGGGCCATTAACAGGCGCAGCAAATGACTTTGGTGTTCCTTTATTAATAAATGATGCTCTTAGTGGTGTTGGAACAAAGAGAAAAGTTACTTCCCAACACAACCATGGTAAAGCTGTAGATATTTCTACTAGGGGGATGTCCAATGCACAGAAGATGAAATTGCTTGGTGCTTTACAAAGGCATGGGTTTAATGGTTTTGGATTTAATGATTCTGGTAATTTTCTTCACGCTGATCTTAGGGATTCAAGAATGACTTGGTCATATAATAGTCAACCTAAATGGGCAGGTAAGGATATTAAAGAATTAAAGTTACAAAACATGAGAAGATTAAATCCTAGTAAATCTATTACACCAACATCTAGGGAGTATGAGTAATGGGATTTCCTTTAGAATTAATTACTATGCTAGGCTCTACAGTCTTAGGCGGTGTTATGTCTTTGTGGGGTCAGGCTTTAAAAGCAAGAATGGAAAACAATAAGATGCTGTTGCAGCGTGGTCAGTTTAATGCTGGAGCAGCCAAAGATGCTAGAGAGTATGGCAGAAAAGACACACATTTTGCATGGACACGTAGGCTCATTGCTCTTGGTGCTGTGTTTTCTATCATTGTATTACCTAAAGTAGCAGCTATATTTTACCCAGATGTAGGTGTTGTGGTTGGTTATTCAGAGATACAAGGCAATATATTTTCTTTCTTAGTAGGTTCTGATAGTGAAAAGGTTATTTGGAAAGAAGCAGCAGGATTTGTTATTACCCCACTAGACACACACATAGTTAGTGCTATTGTTGGTCTGTATTTTGGAGCAGGATTTGCAAAATGAAAACACCAGCATGGACTAGAAAAGCAGGTAAAAACCCTAAAGGTGGTCTTAATGCAAAGGGTAGAGCAAGTTATAAAAAAGGTACACTCAAAGCACCAGTTAAAAGCGGTGACAACCCTAGACGTGCTTCATTCTTAGCTCGAATGGGGGGTATGAGAGGGCCAGAAAAAGATTCAAAAGGAAAGCCAACACGTTTACTTCTTAGCCTTAGAGCGTGGGGTGCGTCTTCTAAAGCAGATGCAAAGAGTAAGGCAGCAGCAATTAGTAAAAGGAATAAGAAAAATGCCTAATGTTAAAGGAAAGAAGTTCGCATACACACCTAAAGGTATAGCAGCAGCTAAGAAAGCAGCAATGACACCAAAGAAAAAACCAGCAAAGAAGAAGAAGTAATGGCTAAAGGTTTATACGCAAACATAAATGCTAGAAAGAAAAAAGGTATTAGTAGGCCAAAGTCTAAGAGTACCATTACTGACAAGGCATATAAAAATATGAAAGCTGGGTTTCCTAAAAAGAAAAAGAAATGAGCTTTATAACTACACTATCACCACAAGAGTTGGATGTTTTAAGAACAGTTGTTAAGACTGTAAACTTTAAACACTACCCAAAAGATTTCTGCACTAACTATGAAGCAGATAAACTTATTGACTCTCTAGCCCCTGCCACTGTCGAGAAGATGATACGCGTTGGCGTTGACTCTGGAATAATTAACAAGTGATAGACTTTAAATACAAACCTGATGGAGATACCTTAAAAGAATTTATGAAGGACGATACGTTCTTTCGTGGTATTCGTGGGCCAGTAGGCTCTGGTAAATCCGTTGGGTGTTGTGTTGAGGTATTTCGCAGAGCGTTAATGCAGAAAAAGAATGAACAAGGTATTAGACGCAGCCGATGGGCTATTATTCGTAATACCAACCCACAGTTAAAAACTACAACAATTAAAACTTGGTTGGATTGGTTTCCCGAAAATGAGTGGGGAAAATTTACTTGGTCAGTTCCGTACACACACCACATTAAAAAGGGCGATATAGACTTAGAAGTTCTATTCTTAGCCCTTGACCGCCCCGAAGATGTTAAGAAGTTACTGTCCCTCGAGCTTACTGGCATCTGGGTAAATGAAGCTAGAGAAATTCCTAAGAGCATCATGGACGCTTGTTCAATGCGCGTAGGGCGGTTTCCTTC